GGCGGATATTCGTCCGCGAATATGCGCCGAAAAGGCAGCAGGAAACAGTCGACCGAGCTCATACCGAGCTCTCCTGTCCCACTCGAGAATCTGAACAATTCTCTTGGAAGTGGACAAGACCCCCGTGTTTGGACACGGCTTGGGCCAACGTTGTTTACCTGGTTTAATCTCCTGGGCACGTACTCTCTTGTTCCTACCCCCCCTTCCGAGATAAGACACATTGAGACACATGCTAGAGTATGTCTCCATGAACTTATGGGGGATAAACTTTTCGTCACCAACGTGATCGTTATCTCCAACCTCGTATCTAGCTACGAAGTCGGTCACATTAGAACGAATTATCTTCCACAATCCGCGATCTGCCGGAATGGAAGGAACTTGAAGAGGACGTATGTACTCACATGGGTTATGACAGCCATCGTGTGCAACACTCTCACACAGATAAAGTTCCCAAAGAGCTCTCCTGCACCACATCGGAACCCTCAGCCGCCCCTTGCATGGGTGGCCGAGTCCTCCGAGGCTAGCGGGAAGCTCTGCGGGTCTATGCTTCTTCATTGCAATCTTTCGCTGAGTGCGGTAGATTGTCCTTGCGCAGCGTGCAAGTCGATTGAACGAAGAAGGGTCAACAGAGTGTTGTGTCATAACCCCATTACCATTTCTAACGAATTCCTTGAGGGACGGGGGTCTAAACGGTACGAAACCCTGACCTCCTTTAGCGAGGAGGCCATAGGCTTCGCAGAACACGAAGCCTATCTTAGACCGGTACGACTTACCCTCATGAAGTTCGCTTCCCACGCCATGGGCACGGTAGGCGTAAGAAGAGACGTTTCCGGGATGAGTGACAGCCGCAAGATCATCTCCGCAGATGATACGATGCGGGCCAAGTCTCTCACTCATCCAGTGATTGAGGAGGCTCAAGATGATGAACGAACAAGGAGTTCCCATAAGGGAACCTCTCACCTTGGGCACCTCCACGCAACCCTCAATCACGTCGTAACGTCTTCGGCAAGCTTCGGCGTCGCTAACTTCCATGTCAGAAAGACGGTAACGGACATAATGCAACTCGTTACCCACTCCGAGACTCTCGGAGAGGGACTGAACAAGGTGGGCGGGGAGGCCAGCCCGACCAAGTCCAGCAATAACGGAACGAATAGCATCATGCCCAAAACCATCAGTTGCACAAGTAAGGTCAGCACTGAGGAAGACCTTACTATCATGGAAGCCACCCGCAACCCTAGCGAGAATGTCCTCCTCCGTATGCGGAGCATACGGACGGATCTGAGGACACTTCTCGAGGATGCGCGGCCAGACGACCTGTCGTACGAGGTCGCCCTGGGCAAACACCGCTGCCGGCGGAATGGTAATGACTCGTGCCTTCATCCCGAGTTCAGCAATTACGGATGCGTGATGAACCACACGTCTACCCACAGCCCTACGC